CAAAGAGGTTCGACGTTTCGTGATTTCGTAAGAACCACACGGCCAATTTCATGTCAGTTGTCGTCAATTCCTCTTGCTCACACGGAAGGCCTAGGCCACCGAAGCAACGAGGAAGAAACCAACTAGTCTGACTTTCGACCATGTCTTCCCAATGTTCCTTGCGGAACAGACGCCTTAGAGGCATCCGCAAATCTACGAGATCCATCCCCTTTTCGAGATCGTGGGCGCAGTCCCCAAATGAACTGCCTAGAGTCCAAATCTTATTAGGCTCGTTACCCTCCTTAACTTTAACTTCACTTCTCCCGACACTCCTCTTCATCCCCCCTAATAATCCCAGGTTGACAAACGGTATCTCCGTAAAATACTGGTCGTACTCCAGCGTTTCGCCACACTTGGCAACGCGAGTCACTTGTTCCGGTACACGGTTATATTTAAAATAAGTGGAGTTAATAACACCGAAGTCGGAAGAAAAATAATTCTTCCCGACAGACGGAAGTAAACCCCCGGCTTTAACAACTTCCCACCAGATGCGATAACCTTCGTCATCGGTCTGGAAGAGAAGATCATCACCGTTGATCAACATATCCGTCAGCTCCAATCTAGCCTCGGTATCCCCATTAGCCCATAATCTTTTTTCTCTTGCGTAGCGAGTCAATGCGGCATTCACAATACACAGTATAGGAAAACTGGTAACTGAACCCATCAACTGACCCCATCGCTGCTCCTCCCAAATTTCGGTACCAGGTTCGCAACCCGGATTCACATTTATCATGTGTCCCGTTAGCGACTTCTGAAAGCCCTTCCGCACCACGTCATCAAGGCCAAGCATGTCACATATTTCATGAACAGCTGCATTTGATAATGCCGGATCTAAATTATCCGTGGCTCCTACGTAGTCAGCACTAACCCATTGGTTTCCTAGCTTGAGTCCTTCAGGAAACATATCATTTAACACTGATACGTCCACAGACTGCCCAATAAGTTTAAAGCACTTGTGCTGTTGTACAACCTTCCACAACACCTTTTGAAGGGGTCGTAGATAAGTGTACAAAGCGGCCGGACCCATAGATATGGTCCTAATCTTGAGCGGCTCAGCGAGAGCCACCGGCTTGACCATGGACGCGTCAAGATCAACGCGTGCCATCCAACCATCCCACTTCCGTTTGCACCACTCGTCAACTGGTCGAAAATCCCATGTATCGTTGCAGATACACTCTTCATCCCATACATACCTTAAAGGTTGCGGCATCAATTCGTTTGAGCCAGAGCGGATGAAGTCCGTATAACTAAGTGTAGTCGGAGTGACGAGATACTCGTCTATTACATCACGCTGTCCCATGAGGACAG